AGGATTTTCAAGCATTTTTATTATTTCTTTTATAGCAGTTACTGACATCTTACTCACCCCACTTTATTTTTTTAGTTTCTTGAGTAGATAGAGGAATTCCTATATTTTTATGAATTATTTTCTGATTTAGATATTTTTCAAATTTAGAGCCAAACAAAGTTTCAGGACACAAATATTTCTCCATATCAGTATTTAGCCACTCAGAACATTTTTTATCTATAACAGTTTTAAAATCTTCTAATGTATAGCCTTCTCTTATTCTTGCTTGGATATGTCTAGTTGTATTCTTAGAATTTATTTTATATTTAGTTCCTGCTTTCTCATTCAAGTAGTCAACAGCCTCTTTATATATATTATTAAGTTCTTTATTTAAGTTATTATTTATATATTCTTTATTGTTTGAAATTTTTTCAATGCATGTATTTGAATTTTTTAAATCCTTGCTTTCAAATTTTTTAATTCCTTGCTTTTCAATTTCTTCATTGCTAGGTTTAGAATTTTTTAAATCCTGTATTTTAAAAACTAACTCCTCTATTTTATTAAAATTAATTCTAAAATATCTTTTCATTGGCATTCCTTTATTTTCTTGCTCAAGGATACCTAATTTTGTTAATTCTTCAATGATTTTACTTTGCTTGTGATTAGAAAGTCCTGTTTCTTCTTCTAAAGATGGAGCAGTTTTATAAAACCAACCTTCATCATTAGCAAGTCCATCACTAGCTTCTATCAATGTTGTTAATAAAAAAGCTGTTTCTATCCCAAATAATTTAACTATTTGTTTATTTAATACAAAATAACTACTTGACATTAATAATTGTTTTAATGTTCTATTTTCCATATAAATAACCTCCTGTATATTTGGAGAGCTTGTCGACTCTCTCTTTATTAATTCAATCAGTAGAAGCTACCTATTAGCCGACAAGCTATTAAGTAGCCCCCACTAATTCAAGTAATAAATTTAGTTGGAATTAGTAGGAAAAATATCAATATTTCTTTTATCATCAACATTTCACAATTAGGAAATTTGGTAGGAAATATTGATGTAAAATAATGCATTAATTATTTTAGAATATGTAAAATTTTTCTTCGTTTTCTATTGATATACATAAAAAAGTTATTAGAATTTTTTTAGAATATTATTTTACATTGAAATATTTTAAAATATTTATGCCTTAAAAATATCTTTTAATATCAATAAAAAATTAATATCTGAAATATTTTAAAATATTTTATGCATATTCTGTTTACTTATAACTTTACTTCTAAGATTCGCACGATTTAATATTATAGTTTTATATCCTGTGACTTATTCAGCTAGCTATACTATCCTTAGATCCGTTCTTGACATTTCTAAGTTAGAATAAATCACAAGATAAACAGTTTATACTTTCACAAAACTGGTAAAATTTATAGTTGACTCTTATCGAATGTCCAACGTAACGGCTAGCTTTAAAATTCAGATACATCGTTGTATCCTATAAATTCCGAGTCTAACACTCCAACCACTAGCTTGTTTACACCTGCAAATGCTTAAATCTGTAAGGGGATAAAACATAAGATTCTAAGCCTAAAGCCTCCCCCATTCTAGGACTCAGTTCTATCTGCTAGCTACACCTTACATAAATAGCACTAATAAGGGGAAATAAAACAATTAAAAATCATTTTAATATTAGTGCTATATATCTAAGATTTAGATAATCCTTACACAGAAACACACAATGTAAAGGAGGGCATCAAAGAAATTTAATTTGGATATCAAAAACCCTTGTGTGTATTTGTCTAAGGACTAGCCTTAGATTTTAAGTTGATAATTATCAACTTAATTTATAAAAAAAATTAACTACATGATACAATTTTATATAATTTTTCAAGCACTTTTTGATTGCCTTTTTTACATTCTCTATATAGATATTGTCTACTTCTTCCATCTTTGTTAGCTAAAACAGTGAAAGAAATATTTTTATCAATCATTCTTTTTTTTAATTCGATAAAGCTTTTCATTTTATCACCTCTAACATATTATAATATTTTAGTTGTTAAATGTCAACTTAATATTTAAAAAAATAAAACCACCAATAAAAGTGGTTTATTTTCTTATTTATATCTCTGTATTATTAGTTAATTCATCTATTTTTTCTAAAACTGTTGTATAACTATTATTGTCCACAAAATCTAAGTAGTCTTCTAATTTCATATCAATATTTAATTTATTTAATGAATTTGCTAATACTTTCTTGATTTCCTTAGTTGGTTTATATTGATGGAGTACAATAGTTGAAAGTCTTAAAGCTTCATAATAATTTTGATTTTTTTCTTCTGCTTTTGCCATCAATTTAAAGAATTTATCTTCATCTATAAAATAAGATATAGAATATTTTGATAATTCATTAAATAAAGTTTTTATCTCTTCCATATCATCTTTTAATGTTCGACAATCATTAACTTCTAACATTAAGTCAACTGCTTCTACTTTTTTTAATAATTTTTTTAGTTTATTTCTTATGATTTGATTTTCATTTTCTATTAATTCTAATTCATAATCTATTCTTTTTTCTTCTTTTCCTAATTGAATGAAAAATACATATAAAAAAATAGGTATTGTAATTATAAAGCTTTTAATTCCTTGAAAAATAATACCTAAAATAATAAATATTATACTTAAATAAAAAAAATTTTTATTAGCATCTTTAGGAACTTTACCAGTAAAATTATAGTTGTCAATTGTTAATACTGAATCAGTTCCATCTTGAAAATCAGAAGCTGTATCTTTTTTATTTCCACTTAAATTTTTACTGTATCTTATACCAGTACCAGGTATACTTGTTGTTACTCTAGTACCATTTTTACCAAAATTTAAAGTAGCTCCAGGACCACCAACAGATGTAGAAATTCCATTTTTGCTAAAATTCAAATATAATCCTTTCATAATTTTTAATCTTTTTCTAAATGAAAATCCCATAAAACTCCCCTCCTAAAATTTTTACAAAGGTTTTCTTGTTGAAACTATTTTTATAACTCTACCATTAATTTTTAAATATTCTTGTTTTTCTTCACTGATTAAAATATCATCATAATCTGTATTATCACTTTTTAAAATAACTATTCTTGTATTTTCATCTATAACTATTCTTTTAATAAAACTTTCATCATCATAAGTTACAACATATATTTTATTCTTTTGATATGCTGTATCATTGGGGTCAACCAATGCAAACTCTCCCTCTACAATAGTTGGCTCCATACTGTTGCCCTCTATTTTAACAAAAAAGCAATCATTTGGAAAATCTTCATCTAATATTGGCATTTTATATATTTCTTGTTCCAAATTTAAATATCCATTTCCTGCGCTTGCTTTCCCATATACAGGAAAATAAACGATTTTTCTCATTAAGTTTTTAATTTCAAAACTTTCTTTTTTAGTATGTATGTTAATATCATCATCTAAGAAACCTACCATTTTAAATAATTCTATAACATCTAATTTTAAAGCTTTCGCTAATTTCTTTAAATAAATAGGATTAAGTTTTCTTTTTTTTCCGTTTTCTATTCTTGAAAGATCTGATTTGTCTATATCTGTTTTCATTAACATTTGATTAGTACTGTATCCTAACTCTTCTCTTCTATTTTTTAAAAAATTTCCAATTTCTATAGCTTTTTCTTCTGTTAATTCATAATCTCTTTCTTTCATAATGGAAACTCCTTTTTTTCTTACATTTTAATACTTTCGTTGACATTTGACAACAAAAATATAAAAATAATAAAAAAAACAGTTGACATTTGACAACTAACATATTATAATAAGTGTATAGAAATTAAGAAAACAAATTTTTTTTATAAATTAAGTTGTTAATTGTCAACTTAATTGAAAATGGAGGGAATATGAAAGAAGCCAAAAACAGACCACAACTAAAAAAACTACTACAAGACGAAAGTTTAGTAGTAATTGAAAGAGTTGTAATAAACGATAGAACAGAATATAAAGAAGTATCTGAGGACATCAGAAACTTTCTTATAGAACAAATAAAAGGGCTAGATGTTAGTTACTATGAAAATGGTAAACAACATTTTAGACACGGATACACTTACTACTATATACAAGAAAAATCAATAATTCCTGTAATAGTAGAAAGTGAAATACCACAAAATATAACTTGGAATTAGGGAGTGTAAAAACTCCCTTGAAGGAGAAAAATATGAAAAAAGGAACAAAGATAGAAATAAAAGTTAATTATGCAGGAGTTGAGAAAAAAGCAATATTAGAATGTGTAAAAATAGACAATTTAGGCACTTGGTTTAAAAGAGAGGGAAAAAGAAATTTAATTCAAGCCGATAAAAATTGGTTTGAGAGTAAAAATAGAACTTGGAGGGTTATATGAAATTAAAAGAAGCATTAAAAAAATTAGATACTGAAAAATTTAATATTAATTATAACTTCAATTCTCAATACTGGGAATTAGTTATATTTACTCAAGATTATGATATAAAAGCTGAATACAAAGGAAAATTTTTAGCTAATGTATTAAAAGAACATTTTAAAGAAAAAATAGATTTAAAAGCTTCTTTAGAAGCATATTACCAGGATGGATATAGAAATTTAAGTTTAAATTATGATAATACAGACTATTCTGATAATTTTATAGCATTGAGTTTAAATGATAGATATGAAGAACAGCACGAAAGAACTTTTACTTTAAAAGATATAAATGATTTGGTTAAGAAGTTAGAAAATCTAAATGCTTTATTTACAGACTACGAGTTAGATTTAACTCAACTATTCAAGGAGGTTAAAGAGTATGGATTATATAGATAAAACAATAGGAGAGAAACTAATTGAAAAAATGTATAAAACAGTGAAAGAGTCAATAAAAAACATTGACAAATTAATAGAAGAAAATAACATTGCTGGTTATAACACTTCTTATTTAAGAGGTGTTAAAAACGGAAAAATTGAGTTACTAAAAGAAATGATTATTGAAATTAGAGAATTGGAGGAATAAAAATGTTAAAAGGAACTATTTTAGATAAATACTGGAACAAAGAAGAACTAAAGGGGCTTTCATTAAAGAGAGCCCTAGCAATTATACAACTAATGGAAATGTGGGAGGGTAAAGATGTTAGTAAAAAATGATTTTGCTAAAGCTACATTTAAAGATGTTATCAGATTTAAAATTAAGTGGATATTAAAAATATTATGGGAATTAATCTAGGAGGAGAAAATGAATTTAAATTTTAGAACATTAAAATCAAATGAAATAGAAGTTAAACCACAAATAGTAAAGGAAAATGGATTCTCTTTATTGTTATATAAAAATGCTAGGGTTGACATGGAGTTGTTAGATGAAGTAGTAGGTGCTATGAATTGGCAAAGAAAACATAGTAGAGATAATGCGAATTGCATTGTTTCTATCTATGATGAAGATAAAAAAATATGGGTAGAAAAAGAAGATACAGGAACTGAAAGTTTTACAGAAAAAGAAAAAGGACTTGCCTCAGATAGTTTTAAAAGAGCTTGTTTTAATTGGGGTATAGGTAGAGAACTTTATTCAGCACCTTCTATATGGATTAATGAGAGTAAGTATATAACAAAAAATAATAATGGAAAACTTGTTTTAAATTCAAAATTCTATGTAAAAAATATTGAATATGAAAACAGAAATATAATACATCTTGAAATAATAGATAGTAAAAATAATTTAGTTTTTAAATACGGAAAAGAACTATCAGAAAAAGAAAAAAAAGATAAAGCTATCAAAATGATTACAGAAATTTTAAAAGATAAAGATGATGGCATTATAGATAATATTTTAGATAAATATAAAAGAAATAGTTTAAAAGATTGTACAAACGAAGAACTTAAAAATATATATAATAAACTTATATAGGAGGATAAAATTATGAATTTTTATGATGTTACAAAAGATTATATTGAAAGAATGGAGTATTTAGAACAAGGTATAAATTCAGAAACAGGAGAAATGACTGAAAATAAAAATCAATTAGTAATATGGACTGATGAACTTACAAAAGATTTAAAAGATAAATCATCAAATGTAATAGCGGTTGTCAGAAATAATGAATTAACTATTGAAGCAATAGAAAATGAAATAAAAAGATTAAAAGCTATGAAAGAAAGTTTAGAAAATAAATTAGATAAATTTAAAGCTTATATAAAAAATGCAATGTTAGTAAATGGTATTGAAAAGATAGACACTAATCTAGGAAGCATTGAATTCACTAAGTCTACATCTACAGAAATTTATGATGAAAGCTTAGTTGATAGTAAATTTAAAGAAATAGTTACAACTGAAAAAATATCAAAAGAAAAAATTAAAAAAGCTTTAAAAGCTGGAGAAGAAGTTCAAGGTGCTAGATTAGTTGAAAATAAAAATTTAAAAATAGGATAGGAGGATAAAAAATGAAATATTTAAAAGATTTGACAGATGAAGAAAAACTACAAATTTATGATGAAATTTGTAGTTCTGAATTGTATCAAGAAACTTTACAAGAAAAAGGTAATGGTTGGTGTACTGAATTTTCTGAAACATTTATGATGTATAAAAATGCGGAAACAGAAAAAGGAAAAATCATAAGTGTTGAAAGATTTAAAGAAATTCTTTTTAACATTCTAAAAAACTTAAAAGGAGAAGTAAATGAATAAAGTTCTTTTAAAAGGTAGGATTACTAATAGTCCTACTTTGCTATTTGGGAAGTCTGGGATAGGGTACACAAGTATTAATCTTGCTGTTGATAGATACAGCAAGGATAATAAAAGTACAGATTTTATAAATTGCACAGCTTTTGGGAAAACAGCTGAGTTAATAGCTGAAAGATTTGTAAAAGGGCAAGAAATTCTACTTGAAGGAAATTTGAAAATTGATGTTTTTGAAAAGGAAGAAAAGAAACAATATAAAACATCTGTGATGATTGAAAAAGTTGAGTTTTGCGGAAGTAAAAAAGATAAAGAAAATAAGGAAACAGAAGAAGGAGCAACTGAAACGGACCAGAATTCTGATGAATTTCCTTTTTAAAAAAATAATAGATAGGAGCAATTAAATGGAGAAATTAGGATACACAAGACAAACACAAAAATTAATATATTGGTTACTTGATGACTTTGCTAACTTTTGGCAAGGCAATGAAGCAGGAGCAAGACCATCATTTATAGAATTAGCTTACACAAAAGAAGTAATGAAAGCTAAGTTTGTAAAAATCTACGATGGTTTTGACACTGTTAAAAACGCTCAAGCGTTCCTAATTTCTTCTATTTACAATAAGGATAATCTAACAGTAGATGAATTGACTAGCAATGTAATAAAAGCATTACAGAGCCTAGCAATTCAAAATGGGGGCTTTAGTCTATCGTTGAATGCTTTAACTCAAAAGCAAGCTAATGATTTTGTTAGATGGCTGTTTGAAATGGCTATCTATTGGGAGATACCACTTAGAATGGAAATAAGAGATTTATTTGCTCAAGATTATCATGACGCTTTTATTTATGCGACTTTAAAAAAGAAGATATGTTGTATATGTGGAAAGCCTGGAGAGTTACAACATTTTGATAGAGTGGGTACAAGTGGATATAAATCAGATACAGGCTTAAATTATAGAGTGATGTGTCTTTGTAGAGAGCACCACGACGAAGCTGATAATTGTATTTCAAGAATTGATTTTGTTAAGAAATATCACTTGAATGGAATATACTTAACATCTAAACAAGTGAAAGAATTGAAAGGAGTCTATAAAGGACACTTTCAAGCATTTAAGGAGGAATAAATGAAGTTTATTAAATTTGAATTTGGAGACGGAACTTATGAATTAATTAATTTATCTAGTATTCAAGCAGTAAGTTTTATAGACAATGAAATGATGATAGGAAGCACAAACACCGATGCTTATTATTTTAGTTCACAAAAAGAAGCTAGAAATTATATAAAAAATTTTGATGAAGTTAAAGAACTTTTATTAAAAATGTCTGAAAATTAAAAGCTAGATTATATGAATATTTCCAAAATTGAAACAGTCGTAAAAATATAAATTTGGAGGATAAAATGGGAAAAGAAAAGGTTTTAGATATAGAAGTAGTAAAAATTAATGATGTATGGAGTGCTTGGCATATAAAAAAAATAAATAGAAAAATATTAAAGAATGAAATAAAAGATAAATTCTATATAAATGATAATTGGTATCATTTTGAAATTACTGAAGGAGAAACAGATTTTTATTACTTAGTTAAAGGTATTGATTTGCAAGAAGAACCAGTATTAAATATTTATTATAAAGATGATGAAATACCAAATTTAATTGAAAACAATGAAGTTAAAGACTTGGAATTAACAATTCTTGAAATAAATGAAAAATATGGAATAACTAAGAGATGGAGAGCAGAAGAAAATGAAGAATATTATTATATAGGTTCAAGTGGGATTGTTTGGAGTGTAGGAGAGTTATTTTCTGATGAAGATAATGACAATTATAACTTAGGTAACTATTTCAAAACAGAAGAAGAAGCACAAAAAATTATAGACAGCAAAGAATGGCAAAAGTTTTGGGAAAAAGTTAGAAATGGAAAGATTGGAGGCTAAGATGTTATTAAAAAAAATAATTATGTTTTTATTGTTAATGCCTTTTGGGGCGTTAGTAGGGGGTGGGACTTACAATAATATGGGTTATTATAGTACAGTGGTTCTTAGATAAATTAGATTAGGAGAGGAAAATGTGGAAGTGTAAAGAATGTGGGTGTACTCATTTTAATTTGTTTTTTAGTGGAAAAATAGAAACTGAGTTCGATAGTGTTGAAGTTGTAGAAACGTATCCTGCTACTTTAGAAATACTTAAAGAAAATTATGTTGAATGTATAGAGTGTAAAAACAAAAGTAAAAATATAGAAGATATAGCAACTTGGGAGGGAGAAGATGAGAGAGATTAAATTTAGAGCTTGGGTAAAAGATAGAAAAGCAATATTTGAAGTCGTATTAATTAATTATGTAACTAAAAAGGTAACTTATTTACTTGAAAGAGTTGGAGATTTGTTAAATATAAGACACGAGAAATTTAATGATACTGAACTTATGCAATATGCAGGGTTAAAAGATAAAAATGAAAAAGAAATTTATGAGGGCGATATATTTCATATAGGCAGTAAAAAAATTCTGTATGTTGTAGAATGGATAGATTGCGG